CTGCTACAATACTCTCAACCACAACGGACCCCGATGCGCTACCCCATCAACTGCAACGACTCCCGCTCAGTCTGGACCCTGCGCCTGAACCCTATCACGGGGACTGCACGGGTCCGTTGGTTCGCCTCCCCCCTGACCGAATACCGCCACACTGGTGTGTCACGTCGCGCCATCCTGAAGATGCTCTGGTTCTCAGGTGACACCTCTAAGGGACAGTGGGTAAACCGTCACTGCCTGGCATCCTGACCCGCTGCTGACCCCTTATACTGACTTCAGTTCAAACGAAACGACATGACCACTGCTACCTACAACGGTTGGGCAAACTGGGAGACCTGGAACGTCGCCCTGTGGATCAGCAACGATGAGACGACCTATAAGGTCGCCCAGCGTTACGACTCCTATGACCGTCTCATCCCCCGCCTGGAGATGATGTGGGGACAGATGACCCCTGACGGTGCCCGCTGGATGGACGGCACGATCGACACTGCTGCCCTGGATGAGATGCTCTCTGACCTGTGACAGTCAGACTACTGGTCCGGGGGTCTTGACCTGACCCCCCTCCATGCATCATACTAACCTCAGTTCAGACAAACGACATGACCGCTTCCACCGACAACCTCATCGCCATCGCTCAGTCCCTGCCCGCTGGTGTCACCCCTAAGGTTCAGGTCCTGAAGTCTGCCTCTAAGAAGACCCGCCGCTCTGCTCTGACTAAGACCAACTCCTCTGGTCGCTCTGGTCTGGGTTCTCACGACACCGCTAAGGGGTCTTACGTTGGTAAGGGTGACATCGCCATCGGTGCTGGTCGTATGGGTACGCTTAACCCCGTCAACTCCCTGGGTCGCCAGTGGGTCGGTGATAAGTCTGCCAACGCTGCCGCCGCTGCCGCTCAGTATGCTGCCGACCGTCGTGCCGCTGCCCGTGACCGCCTCATGGACCGTATTGACGACGCCCTCGCCCTCTGATACGATAACCACAGTTCAGACAAACCCATGCGTTACGTTTCCACCTCCAACCTGTCCACCCGTGCCATGGAGTGGGTGCCCGTCCGTGACGACGACACCCAACCCTCTTATGAGGGAAAGGTCGCCCGCTTCTCTGCTGTTGACCTGGCAGGGGTCTACCGTGACGCCGCAGGGTATCGCCGCCCTCACTGCTGCCCTGTGAGCGGGTATGCTTACCACCGCCAGGAGCGCTGGGGTCAGGGCTGAGACCCTATGGGTTCGTGAAACAGCAGTGCCCCCGCCGCCGCCCCCGTGCGGTCGGGGCGCGTTAGGCGGTTATAATGCCCCCCGCCCCCCGTATATAATTTCAATGGGTCCCCGTAAGCTATAAAGTCTTGCTTTCGCGAGGTCTTTATAGAACTCAAAGTTTTTCTATATAAAGGAAAAGTGAAAAAACAAATACCCGAAATGCAAAAAAATCCGGACAAAAATTTTACGACCGTAGAGGTTGATCCTATTACTGGGGAGTATTATATTAATATTCCTGAGTGGGTGCTGAATGAGTTTGGGTGGTATGAGGGCACCACGGTAAACATGGAGGTTGACGGTGACTGTATTTTGATAAGAGAAGTAGAGGAGACCGTTTGACATCTTCTACATAATAGAGTATGATCTTGAAGTAACTACATTCAACTATGGCTAAAGGATTCACTGTAAAGGCAAAAACTCCAGCAGTTGTAAAGGAACCTGAGTGGGACTACAACCTGGCACGAGAGATGATCAAAGGGAAGACTGTTGTATTCTGTCTACCTGGAAGAGGAGTTTCTTACACGTATCTGAAAAACTTTGTACAACTGTGTTTTGACTTAGTGCAAGCAGGTGCAAGTATTCAGATTTCACAAGACTATTCTTCGATGGTAAACTTTGCACGATGCAAGTGCCTAGGTGCAAATGTACTTCGAGGACCTGACCAACTGCCGTGGGATGGCAAGTTGAAGTATGACTATCAGTTGTGGATTGATAGTGATATTGTATTCAACAGTGAGAAGTTCTGGCAGTTGATTCTAATGGATAAGGATATTGCTGCTGGTTGGTATTGCACCGAAGACGGTCAAACAACTTCTGTTGCACACTGGTTGGATGAGGATGACTTCCGTGGAAACGGTGGAGTCATGAACCATGAAACACTTGAGAGTATCTCAAAGCGTCGCAAACCATTTACTGTTGACTATACAGGGTTTGGATGGTTGCTTATTAAGAATGGAGTCTTTGAGCATGATGAGATCAAGTATCCTTGGTTTGCTCCGAAGATGCAAGTCTTTGAGTCTGGTGAGGTTCAAGATATGTGTGGAGAAGATGTGTCTTTCTGTTTAGATGCAAAGGAAGCAGGGTTTGAAATCTGGTGCGACCCTCGTATTAGAGTTGGTCACGAAAAGACAAGAGTTATTTAATTTGAATGGCTAACGTACCTTCACAAGGAGAACTTTACAATGTTTATTGTAAAGGGAAAAGGATATACTCCCATTTGACAGAGGAAGAGTATTTCAATATAATGGAGGACCTGTCGATAGAGTATTATCAGACAGGCTCTCCACGACCTGATGAACTAAACACTGAGATTATTAAGGAGAATCATTATGGCTATGCGTAAGGGTGGCGGTTATGTTGAAGGAGCGCCGAAAAAAACTCGTCAGGGGCGAGGCATGAATACGAAGTATGCCGCAACTTCTCGCAATAAAGCGAAGAAAAAGTATCGCGGTCAAGGTAAGGGTTAAATAAGACAGTCACCTAAGTAAGAATGAGTTGTCTTATCACCAACCTACCCACGACAAAGGTATGGGTTCGTAAAGAATATCTTTGCGATCATAAGGATGGTTTTGGTGAATTCGTTGAGGGCGTTTGGGTATGTGCAAAAAGCATACCTGGACGCGCTTTTTATTTTGAGACATACTTACCAGAGTATGCGGCAATGTATGATAAGTTGCCCATCAGCGCTTTTCTCTCGTCACCAGAGACACCAGACCCCGACCTAGACCTACCGAACTTACAGTTTTGGAACTGTATGGACTATCACGTCACAACGGTCTGTAAGCAGATCGTTGCATCAATGGAATGGGAGGTACGTACACGTCATTTTGGGTCTATTAAGGGTGAATACATCTGTACTCTTGATAACTATCATGGTTCGATAGATGAAATTGACTGTTCTACTAGTGAAATACCTGATGAACACAAGTCATTTAACCTAATTGCGCTTGATAATGGTCAGTTTGCCTTGTATCCAAACAACAGATGTAGGGTTTATGACATCTCAATGACACCACAGGAAGCGAAAACACCTGATTTTAAGGTTTCTACTGAGTGGTATCAGGTTGAGAATGGTGTGAAATGGGGTAGACTTGGTGATTGTCACGATTATTTCTGGACAACACCCGAAGAACGGGAAAATAAATAGCGTTAAGGGATAGCAACCCCTCTAAAAGTTCTGATTTTTCACAAATCAGGAGCTAAAATGGGACAATCACCTGTCGATAGGAACAGAGACTACATGAGAGAGATGTGGGGAACCACTCATCTTGCCTCAGATTATGGTTCAATGAAGCAAGTTGACGTTTATAAGGAAAAAGCAGAGTTCATTCAAGAGATTATGGACTATGAAAAGACTCATGACCTGAAAAAACAGTCACAATTGCATGAAAAAATCCGTAATGACGACGATTATGATGACTGGGACTACGGAACTGAACCATCTTATGGAAATCCTTGGTAATACCTATAAATAATCCAAGAAAATTACCATCCAAATGGCAGTCTCTCGCGTATCACGGGCATTTAAGGACATTAACTTGTCTTTTGAGCCCCATCCTGTGACAAAAGACCTGCCAATTCTTAGAAATGAGAACGCAATTCGTCGTTCAGTTAGAAATTTAGTCGAAACTATCCCAACAGAGCGGTTTTTTAACTCTCTGTTGGGTTCTGAGGTACGTTCCAGTCTGTTTGAGTTCGTTGATTATGGAACGGCATCCATTATTGAGGACCAAATTCTAACAACTATTGAAAACTTTGAACCAAGAGTTGCAAATGTACAGGTAGAAGTCGAACCTTTACCTGATGACAACACTTTTAACGTAACTGTTATCTTAGATATTCG